CAACAGGCACTTCAGTAGGCACAGGACTAGGCACAACAGGCGGGTCAACAACAGGCGGAACAAAAACAGAACCGTCAGTTGAAAAATAATCTGTCGGCACAGTCGTCCAAGCTTCACTGTCAGACTGTCTAAACTGCAACGTCGCATTAGCACCGCCACCGTATTCGTAATACCAAGCGTCCAACACGTAAACGTGACCACCTTCAATAGAGATGTTGTCATAAACGTTGCCGTAACGACCCTTCAAAAACCAGTCGTCAATAATTGTTTGACTATCTAACGACAAATAAAATCCGTCGTCTGCGGGTGCCATAAAACTATAAACACCACTGTCAGGAAAAGAAACAAAACCCGTGTAATGAACTAACACAAAGTCAGGTTGACAACCAGCAACAACACCGCCGTTATTGTCGTCATACATTTGGTCAATGTTGTCAACGTGTGTCCAAGCGTCTTGACACAAAACATACGGTTGACGGTCAGGCGTAGAACTAGGGTCATAAGAATAAACAGTGACATTTAAACCTGTTGTTGTTTCAGCCAACGCGGGCGCAACAGAAACAAACAAAAACCAAAACGACAACGCCAACAAAATTAGCGCGCGACGCATTATTTAAAAAGGCGTGTCAACACTTCTAACAGTGCGAACAACGCAGTCAGGCTTCCGTAAGCTATCCACAATTTCTTTTCAGTGTCACGCACACGCTTATCTAATTCGTCAATACGCACTTCAACTTTATTCATTGCGTTCAAAGTTGCTTCATTTGCGCGTATGCGTAGTTCGTGGTCTTTAATGTTTCGTTCAGTCCATTCAACGTGAGTTGGTAGGCGCTCGTTAAGAATAGTTACTTGTCTGGTCAGTTCAACTGCCCAAGACGGGATTTGTTCAGACATTAAGCCCACGCACCAACGCTTGTAACAGTTGATGAACCAACAGGCGTTACTTTAATCCACGAATTTGTTGATATTACAACTGACGTTGTATTGGTTGCGCTTAAGTTTATTTGCGGTGTATAAGTAGTGGCACCACCAGTATTACGAATAATTCCTTTAAGCGTAAAAGGTGCTGTTTTAGCCGTTGCTGTGGTTGACGTGAAAAGAGTAACAACACCAAAAGTTAATTCTACGCTTGCCATTATTGGAGTTGCCGCGCTAATACCACCAATAACTAATCCATTTACCGTTGGTCCTGAATTTTGTAAAGAAACTGTATTTGACGTTACACTGCTAAACGTGATAGCCGCTTGACCAGAAAATTCAACTTCATATGTTGTTGCCGCGGCTAAAGGAATACCAACACCAAACAAGCTTTGCGCAACTGCAACACCAGCAGTCAATGTTCGCGCACCGTTCAAAGCGTAAAAGAACCGTGTCGGAACAAGACCACGTCCACCTGTTCCTGAACCATTAGGCGTAAAATACTGCACGTTACCGTCGTATTCAACAACACCACCAGTTGCCGAAGACAACAACGTTGCGCTTGACTGCAACTTAAGCGGTGCAACAGACGCAGTTGAAGGTGTCAAAGTTAATCCACCAGTTAAAGTTCCACCCGTGTAAGGCAACGCAACACCAGTCACAAAGTTACTTGACGCAACAACACGCGTGTCAGTAATGTTTCCAGACGTAATAGTGGTTGTTGCCGCCGCAACCGCAACAGTCGCCAAGCTAATACTGTCACTAGGTGTTGCAGGTGCAGACGGTGAACCCGCAGGTGTTCCAGCCAAAACAGAAAACGCAACAGTGTTAGAACCGTCAGTGACAGTAGCAACAACACGGTCAATACGTGGATTAGTTGCGTCAGCGGTAGTAATAGTAGCAACAACAGTTGCGTCATTGTAAATCTGATAAACACCATTGTTAGACGTTGACGACAAAATAGCCGCCCAACCAGACGCAATGTTAACAGTCATATTAGGCGACACTTGTGCAGTGACCGCTAATGAAGACGTGCCAAGGATACCTGTTGCAGAAATAATGCCTTGCGCAGTAAGACGGTCAGACTGGGCAGTATAAGTTCCGCCCTGCGTCCAAGCGGGTGGGGTCTTCAATGTCATTAGTTAATCTCCTAGACGTATGCGTTTCTATACACAATAGTAGCGGTAGTGCCTGAACTGCCTGACACACCAGTAAAGCTAAACTGCGTTGAACCAGACGACGCACCAAACCACTGCGAACCAGTAGCCAACAAGTTACGTGCAGACGAACCATTAAGCGTAATGTTTTTATTTTCAAGGTCAAACACAAGACTGTCAGAATTTCCCAAAGTCACGTTAACAGTCAAAAATTGTCCAGTAGTCGTGTTAGTAATAGTCGGATTAGTTACAGGACCAACAACAGTAATAGACGGGTTAGTTGTAGCCCAACCATTATTTGTGACAGTAAACAAGTTAGGGATAGCCGCACCATAGTTGTAGCTAAACGATTTGTTAAAAGTTCTACCGCCAGCCGCAGTAAGCGGGTTCAACGTAATCGTTGTTGCAGTGTCGTCATAATACTTAGGGTCAGGTGCAAAAAAAGTTATTTGCGCACGAATAAAACCAAACGTATATTCAGGGTCAATGTTAGATTTACGGCTACGAACACGTGCAGTCAAACGTTGCACACTGTCACTTGCACCTAACTGCCATTGCAGTAAACCATTAGACGTAGTCAACTGTTGCACAGGGTTTAACGCGTTCTGCAACAAGTTAAAGTTTTGTTGCGCACTGTTACCGTTTCCAGCAAAAATGTTTAACATAAATAGCAATGTTCTGCCCGAATAAAAATCGCGTCCAGTAAACATACCGTCATTAAAACCGCGATTATCGTCTTGCACACGCAAGTCAGGTAAACTTTCCAGCCCGTCAATTTCAAGTATTTGATAAACAGAACCTGCACCACCAAAGTTAAAACTGTTGTAACTAAACTGATAATTATTTAATGCCATTAAGGTTGCACCGCCAAAGTAGGTTGACCGTATTTAATAGCTTGAACAGTGCTATTAGCAATTTGTTCCGCAGTCGCATTAGTAGTTACATAGTTAGTTATGTTGTAAACAGGTGAACCCGCAACATTAGCACCAGTAATTTTACCTGCAACCATTTTGACAGTGGACGCTTGATTAGGTTTAACACCAATTTCAGTTGTCTTAGACTGAAAACTAACAGACAATTCAGACAGTGCAGTATTCAACTTATCTGCCGCCGCTAACATTGCGTCAGACAACGCTTTAGTAGAAACATTAAACTGGTCTGCAATACTTAAACTAAGGTCGTCAACACCGTGAGCAGTAGCGTCTTGCGCACTAGCAAATAAACTCTGTAATTCTTTTTGCGCTTCAGGCGACGCACCCAACAACGCTTTAGCCATTTGGTCACCCATAACAGGACCCTGCGCCACAACTTGTTTCAAGAATTCTGCGTTGTAACCTGTTGCAGATAACTTGCCTAAGTCTTCACTGAATTGTGTAATGCTTGTTAGCTTGTCTTTTAATGCTTTAACAAGTTGGTCGGCAGACTGCGCACCGTTAGCAAATAGGTCACCAAGATTAACGTTTGTTGCGTCAGCAAATGATTTTCTGAAATCGTCTATCTGTCCCTGCACTGCGTCAGCATAATTTTGTTGTGCTTGCACCATATCTGTTTGATAAGTGTTTTGCAGTTTAAGAATTTCTTTTTGTGTCGCCTTCAAATAATCTGCAAGTTTGGTGTCTGCGGGCGTCGGTGTAGGCGTAATAGCAGTAGTAACAACCGCGTTAGTTACCGCTTTTTGTTTATCTGCAATGTATTTATATCTGTCGTGAAACGCCTTGTCATAAACAGTTTTATAGTCATACCGTTTAATTAGTTCTGCGCCAGCTAAAGGGTCAACTAACAAACCGTCGCGACCAACTTGCGTGTTATAGCCTTCTCTTTTTAATGCCGCATATATGCGTTCTCTCTGTATTCGCGCATAAGTCTTAGCGTAAGCGTCCGCCTGATTATGTATTTCGTTTAAATCAAGGGTCGTTGACTGTCCTGTTGTCGGATTTGTGTAAGTCGCATTTCTAGGCTTACTAGCACTATCCATTTGACCATTCAACGCAATAAGTCCCGCAGTCAACAAACCAACCGCAATAGCAATAGCACCAATACCAGTTGACGCCAACGCGACAGTAAAACCTTCAGTCGCAATAGTTGACAATGCAACAACACCGTTGTAAATAGTTTGATACGCAGTCAAACCCATAATGCCTATTTTGTATGTTACAAACGCGGCGGCAATACCTTCAATAACAGGCAACATTGGTTTAATAAAATCAGCAGTTGTTTGAAACACACCAGCAAGTTGTTGCAACACAGGCAACAAAGTCATACCAACAGCTTCATACAAATTTTTCATTGTAATTTCTAATTTGCCGTAAGGGTCTTTATCTGCCGCGGCTTGCGACGCACCTTTAAATTCGTCTTTAAGATAACCAAGTTTGTCTTTAACGTTTTTAACTTCAGGTGCAACCCTGTTTAATGCAACTTGACTGCCGTTAATGCTTTTAGACAACGCCATTGTGACAGTAGAAACATCTTTACCTGTACCAGCCGAAACATCTAAAGCCAAATTAAGCAAGTCCATTGCGCGCGTTGCGTTGTGAGTGCTACGTAACAAAGTGTCAAACTGCGGACGCAATTCTTCCGCTTGCACGTTAGACATCTTTTCAAGCGCGTCAATTTGCGCAATAACAGTGTTAACTTGTTCCTGCGACGCGCCTGTTGTCTTCTCCATTTGACGTTGCAACAACTCTTGCGACTTAACGTTTTGGATAGCTTCTTCGCCAGCCTTTTTTAAGAAACCAATAGACGCAATACCAGCCATAATGCCACCAAGTTTTTTAGTGACTTCACCTAGCCCGTTAACTTTACTTTCCTGCGCTTTAACAGTTGAACCAAGCTCTTTAAACTTTGTTTCAATTGCTTCAATTTGGGACTTGATTTGCGCGTTTTCAAGTTCAACACGCACCTTTAAATCGGCAATAGTGTCAGACACTTAATCACCGCCATTTCTTCATAAAGTTTGTAACAAAAATTTGATTTGCTCGCGGTCTAACTTTATCAACCGCAGGACGCAGATAAGGGTATTTTACTCCAGACTTCCAAACCTTCGTGTTACCAAGTTCAAGTGCGCGCGCATAAACCATAGTAGGAAACACGTCTGCATAATAAGTGCCAAACCCTTGACGGACTTCAGTATGCACAGACGACGCTAACGCACCAGTAACACGGTTAGGCGGTTGCCCGTCGCCCTTAACAGGTTCGTGACCACGATAACGATTAGCGCCCTTACCTTCATAACGTCCACTATTCTGACGACTAAACAACAAGATTTTAGTTTCACGTTCAATAGCCAACGCAACCTGTGCAACACCAAACTGGGACGCCTTTTCAAGCTTGGTAGCGTTAATAGACAAAGCGCGCAACACGTCAGACAAATTAGTTATCTCTACACGCGCAGTCATCACTTAACCTTATCTGCCTGAACTTCGTCAGAAACATTTGCTATCGCCAACAACCAGTCTATAAGTGCGGCAGGTTGTTCATCTGTTTCAGTAGGCGTCCAACCAAAACGTTCTGCACAAACAAAATAACGGTATTCTTCATCAGGATAATCAAAATCCTTATGACGTTCGTTACCTTGTAAAACCCAACGTAAACGTTCTAGTTTTCGGTAGGCACTTTTGGGTCATCAACATTCTCCACAGTCTTAGACAACGACGGAAACAATGCTGGCAAACACTTTTCAACTTCAACGCGCAACGTGTCATAATCCAAAATAGATAGCTCACCCAAAGTTTCAGGTTTAACACTAGGTGGCAACAAGTCAAATGACCATTCTTCAACCATTACTGCAATAAAGTTATCTAACAAATTCATTCCGTTAGCAACTGTTTCAGTAGCGTCCGCATTACGGTAAACCTTCATACGGTCTTTTTGTTTCAATGTCGCAGGGTCACGCAACGTTGCGGTTGCACCACTAGGCAATTTAATTATTTGTGACATTCTTATACCTTCCGCCTTCCGCAAAATCTAGTGTGACGGGACAACCATACGGAAGGCTGGCTGGTTATCCCGCCAACTCTATTTACTGGTAAGTACCTGACGCAACTGCGTTCTGCGCAACAAACTTAATAGGTGCAAAACCACCAGTTGAACCTGCGTCAGTTGTGTTAGCAATACCAGTCAAGTCAATTTGCACTTCAACAAAGTCTTTACTGCGGTCAATAACTGCCGCAGTGTAAGCGCCCTTAGTCAAAGTAGCTTGCAACTGTGTAGCACTTGCACCAGTTCCGTTAGTCCAGTTGATAACAATTGCTGGCTGTGTGTTAGACAAGAAATTAGTCAACTGTGTGTCATCTTCCATAACAAACTTTAGTTGACCCTTAACTTCAAGCGCACCAACAAAAACGCTGTATGGGTTCTGTGTGTTGCTAATACCGTAAATAGGTGTCACGGTTCTAGCCAAAGTTAACGAACCTTCAACAGTGTTAGACACGGTAGAACCTGCAACAGAAACAGTTGCTTGCCAAACAGGGGTAGGTGTAATAGTGCTAAAAGACGGTGTCGGTGTTGACGCAGTAGTTGATTTCCAACCAGTTGCTTTAGCGTCGTATTCAAGCAAACCTTCAGCGCTAAAAGTTAGGTTAAAG